AGGCACAGATAATGGCACAAAATTTAGTATTAAACATATTAGCAAAAGACAAAACAAAACAAGCTTTCAATGGTGTCAGGGCTGGATTAACAAATTTAAGAAGTGCAATATTTTCTGTTCAGGGTGCAATAATTGGTATTGGTGGTGGACTTGCTATAAAATCAATTTTAAATGTCGGCTCAACTGTTGAACAATTAAGATTAAGATTTGCTTTCTTATTTAAAGGTGTCAAAGAGGGAGACAAAGCTTTTCAAGGTTTAATAGACTTTGCTGGTAAAGTACCTTTCTCACTAGAGGAAATTCAAGCTGGTGCTGGAAACTTAGCTGTTGTCACAAAAAATGCTGAAGAATTAAATGAAGTTTTAAAACTTACAGGTAATGTTGCATCGGTCACAGGATTAGATTTTAGAACAACAGCAGAACAAATACAAAGATCATTTTCTTCTGGTATTGGTAGTGCAGATTTATTTAGAGAAAGAGGTGTTAGAGCATTATTAGGATTTAAAGCTGGAGTACAAGTCACAACAGAAGAAACAAAGAAAAGATTTAGAGAACTGTTTGGAGAGGGTGGAGAGTTTGAAAAGGCTACTGAAGTTCTATCAACTTCATTTACAGGTACTTTATCAATGCTATCTGATAAACTATTTAAGTTTAGATTAGATACAGCACAAGCTGGTTTTTTTGATTTTATCAAACAAGGTTTAGTAGAAATTAATAAACTAATAGAAAACAACTCAGAAGTATTAACAGGTTTTGGACAAAAGTTATCTGCTGGTCTTATTACAGCAACAAAACAAATTATATTAGGTAGTGCTGTAATTATACAAGCAATAAAACCAATATTTTCTTTTATTGGACAATCCTTGTTAGGTCTTTTTGATTTTTTAAGAACTTTGCCTGAGGGAGTTAGGACTTTTGGTATTCTGGGTTTCTTAATGCTTGGTGGAAAAGGAAAAGCTTTAGTAATTATTATTGGTGGTTTTATTGATGAAATAAGATCAATGATGGGAAAACTCTTGATGAATTTTGCAGAGTTTAACCAAATAATTTTAGAGGTAAGAAAATCTTTAGGTTTAGTAAGCGATGAAAATTTTGTAAAAATATTAAATCAAAATAATAGATTAGTTGGAATAGCAACAAATTTACAGAAACCTATTAATGATTATAGAAAAGAACTTGAAGCAACAAGTGGTGGTTTAGATACAACAACAAAAAAACTTAGAGCATTTTTAGAAACTTTAGAAGCAAAAGCTTTATTATCAGCAAAACAAGTAGAAGAAATATTAAATAAACTTAAAGGTGCAACAGAAGAAAGTAAAAAGGTTGGAATAGAGTTAGGTAAAGTAAAAGAAAATATACTTACTGCATTTAAAAAAGATTTTGAATCTATTAATCAAACAATAGGTAAAATGGCACATAGTAGCTTAAAAGCATTTTCAAAGTCATTAGCTGAAGCAATAGTTCTTGGTAAAGATTTAAATATGTCTATGAAAGAATTAGCACAAAAAATTATGGTTGATTTAGTAGCATTTACAATTCAAATAGTTTTACAAGAATTAATAAGAAAAGCATTATCAGGAACAATATTTGATATTTTTAAAAATCAAAAAGATGTTTGTGAAGATATTTTAGGAATAAATAAAGCACAAGTTACAGCAGAGTCTTTAAAATTAGCTTTAATGAAAGCACAAACACAGGAATTAAGAAACCAAAAAAATGAACAAAAAGATAAAAACAAACAACAATTTATTTCTTTATTGTTAGGTGGAGGAGGTGGTGGTTTTGCACAAGGAGGAGCAGTATCTAAAGGAAAACCAATAGTAGTTGGAGAAAGAGGTGCTGAAGTATTTGTTCCGAATAGTACAGGTCAAATAACACAAAATGCTAGAGGTACAGGAAGTGGAGCAGTTAATGTCAACTTTACAATCAATACAATAGATTCAAGAGGATTTAGTGATGCTTTACAAGAGAACAGAGGTACTATAACAGGAATAATAAACAATGCTTTAGCAGAAAAAGGAAGAAGTGAGTTAGTATAATGAGTGGTGCATTTCCAATATCAACATCTAAATTTCAAACACTTGGTATTAGATCAACACAAAATACTATTATTTCAAAATCTATATCAGGAAAAAAACTAGCAAGACAAGTTGATAATCAAAGATTTAGTTTTACTGCACAAATTATTACAGCAAAAAGATCAGATGTTTATGGAGAATTGATGGCTTTTATAATGAAGCAAAGATCAGGAAAAGAAAACTTTACAATAATCCCACCTGAAATAGAAGATGCTAGAGGTAATGTAAGTGGTACTGTTCTTGTAAATGGAGTTCATGCAGTTGGAGATACAACAATAGATATTGATGGAATGACAGGAACATTGAAAGCTGGAGACTTTATCAGTTTTGCTTCGCATACTAAAGTCTATATGGTAGTTGCAGATGCAACAGCCGATGGGTCAAATGAAGCTACAATTACAATAGAGCCACCTCTTATAACAGCATTAACAAATGATTCTGTTGTAACTTATGACAATGTTCCTTTTACTGTGCATTTAGTAAATGATATTCAAGAATTTGGCACAGTAGGTGCTGATAAAGATGGAAATTTATTATACCAATTTGAGTTAGATGTTGAAGAAACTCTTTAATGAAAAAATACAAAATTACACACTTAGTGAGTGCTGACTTTGAAGCTACTGTTATTGTTAATGAAGATGAGATAGATACTAATTTAAACGATTTAAAGGAGTACAAAAAACCTGATAGTAAATTTAATTTTACCATGATAAAAGGTACAGAAAGCATAACAAGAAGTTATTACGAGGACTATGGCACGAACACTAACAACAGCAGTAAAAAACGAATTATTAACAGGTCAGATTAGACCGATACACCTCATTGAGATAGGATTCTCAACACCTGTATTTATTACTGATAATGGCTTTGCTTTAACTTCTTCAATATCAGGTACAAGTAGAACATACACAGCTTCTTCATTTTTAGTAGGTGGCTCATCATTTGAAGAACAAACAGATATTACAAAAACTACACTTAGTTTATCTTTATCAGGTGCAGATCAAACTTTTATCTCAACAGTTTTAAATGAAAATGTTGTAAATGATACTGTTGAAATATACAGAGGATTACTAGATTCAAATAATTCAATTATAGCTGACCCTATATTATTATATTCAGGAAACATAGATACATTTGAAATATCTGAAACAGCAACTCAATCAAATGTTAAATTAATTATTGTATCTCATTGGGCTGATTTTGATAAAAAGTCAGGTAGAAAAACAAATAATGCTTCTCAGCAAAGATTTTTTAGTACAGATGTTGGTATGGATTATTCAAGCGAAACAGTTTTAGATATTAAGTGGGGAAGACAATGACAACTTTTGATGAAATTATTAACCTATATTATAAATTTAATAAATATAAAAAAAATACATATCCTGATTTATACTATCATATTTTACCATCAATTAATCTTAATCAATACAAAGTATTTAAGGATGAAAAAGGTATTTTTGGTTTTGTAAATTGGGCTTATCTAAGTAAAGAAATAGAAAAGTCATATATTAAAACATCTATAATTTATAAAAATGAATGGAAAAGTGGAAATTATTTGTGGTTATATGATATTGTTATACTTAGAAAAAGCAAAGAGGTTATGTCATGGGTTTATAACTATTTTAAAAAATTATTAAAAACAAATGAATCTATATCTTGGTTGCGTTTAGATAAAAACGACAAAGTATATAGAGTAGCAAAAAAATTTAAAAGGGAGTTTCATAACTAATGGGTGGTAAAGTAAAAAAAATAATTCAACCTGTTGTATCAGCATTTAATATTTTTAATGGTGGTGGTAATATTTTTGTTGCTCTAGGAATAATCGCTATTGGTTGGTTATTTGCAAGATCAACAAAACCTGATGTACCTGATTTTGGAACAAATGATTTTGAAGAAACTGAAAGAGGAATACTACTTAATAAACAATCTAACAATGCCTGTATTCCTGTAATATATGGAGAAAGATTAGTTGGTGGAACAAGAGTATTTATAGAAACCTCAGGAACAGATAACACTTATTTATATGTTGCTTTGGTTCTTTCTGAGGGAGAAGTAAATTCAATAGAAGAAATTAGAGTAGATGACAAAGTAGTTACATTTGATGGTGCTTTAACTCATGGAACTACAAGAGAAGTAGCAAGTGGAGATAGTAATTTTTACAAAGACTCTACAAGTCATATTCAGATACAAGCATTTTTAGGAAAAGACGATCAAGTAGCATCAAGTGTATTAACACCTTTATCATCTTGGGGGTCAAACCACAAATTGTCTGGTATTTGTTATTTAGCTGTAAGGTTTAAATGGAATCAAGATATTTTTGGTGGAATACCAACAATACAAGCTAAAGTAAAAGGTAAAAAGATTATCACATTAGCATCTGACTTATCAGAGCAAACAGCATCTTTTTCTACAAATCCAGCTTTTTGTTTATTAGATTATTTAAGAAACGAAAGATATGGAAAAGGTATTGCTACATCAAGTTTAAATTTACAAAGTTTTTATGATGCTTCACAAGTTTGCGTCACACAGGTCACACCATTTTCAGGTGGTAGCGATATAAATTTATTTGATTGTAATGCTGTTGTAGATACATCAAAGAAAGTATTGGACAATGTAAGAGACATTGTAAAAGGCATGAGAGGTTATCTGCCTTATGTTCAGGGTAAATATAAATTAGTTATTGAGACAACAGGCACAGCTTCAATATCATTAACAGAAGATGATATTATTGGTGGATATGCTTTAGTATCTCCTACAAAAAATACAAAATATAATAGAGTAATTGCTTCTTTTATAAATCCTGACAGAAACTATCAGGTAGATGAAGTTCAATTTCCAGCAATAGACGATAGTGGATATGCAACAGCAGATAAACACGCAACAATGAAAACAGCAGATGGTGGATTTTTATTAGAGGGTAGATTTGATTTTAGGACTATTACTTCTCCATATCAAGCTGAAGAAATGGCTGAGATTATTTTAAGAAGATCAAGAGAGTCTTTAGGTCTTAGTATTAACTGTGGATTTAAAGCTTACGAATTGCATATAGGAGATATTGTAAATGTTACTTTAAGTAGCTTAGGTTTTTCAAATAAATCTTTTAGAGTTTTATCTATGACATTTAGAGAAGATTATAGTATTGATCTTAACTTAGTAGAATATCAAGCATCACATTATACTTTTGCAACTAAAGGACAAGTATCAAGTACACCATCAACTACTTTACCTAATCCTTTTGTTGTTCAGCCACCAGCAAGTGTAACTTTATCAGATCAATTAATTGAATATAATGATGGAACTGTAATTGTAGCTTTAGATGTTAGTGTTGGTGCTTCTCCTGATTCATTTATAGATTTCTACCAAGTAGAATATAAATTAAGTTCAGATTCTAATTTTATTATATATGCACAAG